GTGAAGCTGTCAAAATCTATTGTCTTTGCAGCGGCTGGCTTTGCGTATTCGCCTGTTCCTGCAGTTGTTGTAATCGTTCCGGCAGTAACAGTGAAGGGCCACTCGACTTCAGAGTTGATGATATCACGTTGGGATTTGTTAATAAAATCTTTTACAGATGTCTGGATACCACGGCTAGAAGCCAGAGTCGTAAGTTCAACTTCGTTTACTTCTCGCAATACAGCATTTATAAGTTCAAGAAATGTCATGGTTTACCTATTGGGGTTGTAGAACTGACGCACAGATATAAAAGCTTCTAGTGTACCGCCGCCATTAAAGGCAAGTATCTTATCGCCTGCGTGTAAGTGTATTCTATCTGAACCGATTACGTTGTAAACATCTTTACCTGCAACAGACTTATCATTTACTATATGATGATACGTGTTTGTATCTGCGTGATACCATTGCAATGTCACGTTTGATGTAGACGTATCGCCATTACTAATATGAAGAAAGTCTACTGTAGCATCATGGTTAGCTGGGCAGGTGTACATTAAGTTTGCACTTGCTCCACCAGATGTAGCCGTGATTGTAACAGCTTCCGTGTCTGTGGTAAAATTGCGGTCTATCATCAGACTACCCTGTTACGACACTGAGTTGTGACTCTTTAAATGTCATTATCTATCCCAGTTAAAAACGTCACGGTGCTTCTTCCAAAACCACTTGCCTATGCGATTAAAAGGCTTGCCAGTATTTAGCAAACCCAAAGCAAGGTATCTAATAAATTTCGATGTCGCCCAGAGCTTGAAGCTTGCTATTAGCTTCGTCCCAGTTAGCAACTGCTTTATCCATCTCTGCAAGCAAGTCAGGATGTTCTCCGATAGCTGCTGGATTTTGGAGATAATTTCTAAGATTGTATTCTGCACTTTTTTTCTGTGCCTCATATTTGTAACGCAGTGCGTCTATTGCAAGTTGTTTCATGTTAGTCCCTTCAAAAGTATTATATACAAATTTTGAAGTTTAGTCAAGAAATTTAATTAATAAAGGCAGAGGCTGTAGAAACCATCAATGCTATGAAGAGTCCGATTGCTATCGCAACTACTGCAACTATCAAAGCTCCTACTTTAATATTATCTAATAATTCCTGTTGTCTCAGGGCTTCTGCTTTTCGGGCTGCGGCTGCGGCTTCCTTTGCAGCCTTGATACGGTTAGCTCGTTCAGTAACTATACCCTTCCAAGTTCCCGGCCCAAACCTCATGTCAACCATCGTAGCTACTTCGTGGAGTTTTTCTGCCGCTAGACGTGCATCAATGACTTCACGGGCAACAGTGTCTACACCAAACTGGTCACCGATACCTACACTACCCGCCTTTTTGTTACGGACTTGCTGTACCTGCTTTTCGCCCTCGAACAGATTATCTATGTAACCTGCTATATCCCCGATGTCGTTGGCGGTTCCTATTGCAGACTTGATACCATCTACGGCACTCTTCACAAGGGCTATACCCGCGAGTGTTTCTGCAATCATGGTTGGTTGGTTCCTAAATTACTCTTCTACAATTTCTAAGATGCTGCCAGTGCCTTCGTCTATTTTAACTGTAAGTTCTTTGCATGACCACTTCTGGTCAAAGTTATGAGTTGGGCCTGTGTTTCGTTTTATCTTACGTCGTACTGACAGACACTGCGATAAAGACTGGTATGGAGTGTACTCTACCCTTTCACTACCTACAGTTAACAGCAATACAAAAGTAAGTTCAATCATCGCCGTTTCTTAGCTTCTCTATGCTTTCTTCTAAGCTCGTAATACGTTTCTCGTAAAACTCTAGTGTTAGTTTTTGCTGTTGGTCATACGGTGCTTTACCACCTTCTATCTCATTCTGTAACTTTTCTAGTTCACTGGCTATGTGTTCAATAAGCATGAACTGTTCACTGTCTGCTGGAAGACTGCCCATTTCACCACGAGGCCACTTAATGCGGAACTCCGTGTTCTGTTCCAAGTCTGACTTCATCATAGTGATGTTAGTCTCTAGTTGATTCAGTCTTTCTATGATACCAAAGTATGCCCACGTTGCCACAGATGCAGCAGCCACCATGCTTATAATGTTACGTAGCGGTAACGCAACTTCAGTATTCTCGCTTAGCTTTGTAGCCATTACTCAACTTCTTTATCCATTTTAACGCAGAAACAAGTTGCATCAGGATTGTTGAACCCATGTTCAGTTATAGCTACGTGACAGCTAGACATCCATTTGTGAGTGTCGTGGACCGTAGCCTTAACTTCAATCGGATTGATTGAAAGTATGCAGACCATTGCTACGCCACTAATTCCCAAGAAATATTCTCGTCATCAAAATTCCCCTGTTCTCATGGCTTCTGATAACTTAACCGACCTAGATTTTACCTGCTTCGCCCATCTGGAATCCAACATCTCCATTCCAGCTATGTCGAACCGTTCTTCGTGGATAGCGTTCCACATCTTCACAAACTTACATAGGCGAGGGACACCCATGTTGAACGCCATGTCCATCAAAATTAGTTGGCGAACAGAGTCTAGGTTCTCTACGCAGGGATGAACCCGACACAGTTCGTTCTCTACAATGCGGATATCGTTCAAAGCAAGGTAGCGAGCGTCGGCTTCAGTGATACCGTGTTCGTAAACAACCGCCATGTTGGGAATGTCCATGTATTCTAGCTCTTCTTTGGTAATTCCCCGGTCTTTGAGGTTGCGACCAATGCCGATAGTTTCGATACCCAAGCTATCTTCATAGACAGTCAAGACCATACCTTCGTGTTCGATGAGTTTATCTAAGAAGTGTGAAGTATTATATTTCATCTAGTTTTACCTCGACTGATTATCTGCTCTATAGTTCTACCACAGCCAGTGCAATACTTTCCTGCGGAATCTAATGTGCATATACCGACACACGGACTTTTAACTCTTATTGTCGCCTTTGTGTTCATGGCCCATCCAAATCCCAAATACACCTGTCATTACACCCATTACAACGCTAACGAAAGCACTCTGGGCAGCAGTAGGAGCATCCAACTCCATGAACCACTCAGCACATCGCCAAGACATAACAGTGCTGGCTAACATCATGCAACGAGGCAGAACCTTCCATTTGAGGAACTGCTCTACCGTAATCACTTTGTTAACCCCTTAGATTTTTCGAAGCTACGCATTCCGCCCAGCCCTAACATACCAAGTAAAATTGTCATCAGGCTATCCATATCAAATGTAGGATAGGCTACAGGCTCTATGCCCATGTATGCCGTCACTACATCTGCAGACGGAAAGATTAAAAAGTGGGCTAGTAGGGCAACGCCACATGTCCAGCCAATAAAGGGCCGCCAGCCCGCCACGAACACGTTACGTGACTTGGCTTCTTCAGCATTGATAGCCAGCTGGCCCTTTGCCAATTCCTGTGCATGTTTTTCAGACATAGTTGCCAGTTCGTGGGCAATAGCATTCTTCTGGTCTTTGTCTTCGATAAATTTATCTAGTAGCCCAGTAACCGGACCTATCAAACTTGCTAACATTTCCATCTCTTTCGTGCTTGACGCAAACGACTGTTAGGATTCTTTGCTGCTGCAGGAAACTTCTTCATCTGTCCAGCAGACCGCGCACAATAAGACTTGCGCCGTTTAGCTGCAGCACTTCCCGGCTTTACCTTTCCGGTAACAGCAGTCTTTAACTTGCTACCGGGATTCTTGCGACGGTAAGCAGCTACACCAGCTTTGGTCATCCCAGCACCCGATTTAGTAGAACGAAAGTTCTTCTTGTTACGGGCTGGCATATTGTCAGGCTTTCTTGGTGGCACTTTTCTTCCTTTTCTTACCAGAAGCTGTAACAGACCATTTTACTTTAGATGGTCCTGTCTTCTTAGCTGCTTCTTTCTTGGTTATACGACTAGCGACTTTGGCAGGTCTGCAGGCTGGGTAGGGACGTTTCTTTTTCTCTGAACCAGAGCGACCGCATTTCTTGCCAGTCTTTACGTCCCGCCAGTCTTCCTTGAACCATTTAGTTAAGCCACCCTTTGGTTTAGCCATTAGGCATACGTCCCGCCGCGCTTCTTGTAGGTCTTGACCAACCAAGCGTTTGCATATGCACTTGGATAAACCTTGAATTTCTTTTTAGCTTCGGCCTTGACTCGCGAGTACAAGGCTTTGTTTTTAGGTTTTGGACTAGCCATAGTATATTTACCCCCGGCAAAGGTTACTGCTTATAACATAAATTATAATAGGTGTCAAGGGGGCAAGTTGCCCTGCCCCCCAAGTATTATTTAGGCAAACGGTGCGCCTGTTCCGGGGTCACCCAAATCGCACATCACTGCAACACAACGGATTTTACCGTCAAATGTAGCAGTAACACCAAGAATGTCGATGTTATCTGCTGCAGTGTACAGCTTTGCAGTTTGACCGAACTCCTGTGCAACGGCAGAACCGCTAACATCAGTTACCCAAGTGTCAGCAGCAGCAGCATCACCCATGTCAATTGTAGGTGAGCCTGTAGATGCGGCCTGATACACTTCGATACCTGCCATCAAGACCAGAGTGTTGTCTGGAATCTCAAAGACGTTAACGATGTCACCAGCAGCAAGATTAGTAGATGTGAAGTCGAGAACAACTTCAACAGTCTGCATCTTCTTACCAAGAGGGATACCAGCTACGGCACCAGTTACATTATAAGTAGCCATTATCTAGTTCTCCCTTTAAGCAACAGTATCTACAACACCGCGAACGAGTGCTTCTGGGCGAAGGACTTTACGTCCAAACACATGAAGACCACGAACGATGTCGGAGAAGGTTTCAGTTGACCGAACTACTTCGGTTTTTGCA